AGCTACGTCCAAAGAAGTATCAATGTTTGAAAGAGATAAGTTACCTGCCGTCTGTAAAGCTGAGGTTGACGCACCTGTAGGTAATGATATTGTTCCAGATATATCATTAATATCCCAAGTACCTGATTGAGTAACCCCAAGATCAGTTTGATCGGAGGCTAAAACAACTGGTGTTGATCCAACCATTGCTTGTTGCCCTAAAGAATTAAACTTAGCACTTAACGCTAACAGGGTAGCTTCTGTTGCTCTCGTACTCAACAATACATCTAATTGAGTAGACAATGTAGAATCGATGGTAGCTAGAGTTGCTTCAGTAGCAACTGTACTTAAAGCTACATCCAAAGAGGTATCGATATTAGATAACGAAAGATTACCTGCCGTCTGTAAAGCCGAAGTAGATGCACCTGTTGGCAATGGTAAAGCTGATGCTGAAATAGGTAATACAGATTGATCTGAAGCCAAAACAACGGGTGTCGATGCTACCATAGCCTTTTGACCTAAAGAACTAAATTTAGCGTCTAAGGTTGATAACGTAGCTTCAGTTGCTACTGTGCTTAATGCAACATCTATAGAACTATCAATAGATGATAAAGAAGCATTGCCCAATAATTGCAGAGCTGACGTGGAAGCACCTGATGGTAACGGTAATGCCAAGGCTGAAACAGGTTGTGTAACACCACTACCGTCTACTTCTAATTTGTTAGCTGTAGAATTTATACGTTCCCAGTTGGCTCCATTCCAACCATAATGTAAATCTATGGCTAATGCAGCAGTTTGTGATCCGGCAACGCCACCATCATCTGTATCAGTTGGTCCAGAAGATGATCCACTAGCAATATTAACGTCTAAAGCATTTGATGTCGATCCAATTCTTTCCCAAGTAGATCCGTTCCACCCATAGGGTAAATCTATACCTAATGATGCAGTTTGTCCGGCAGCTACACTACCATCTTCAAGATCGGTAGGTCCACTAGAAGATCCACCTGTAATATTAACATCCAAAGAATTAGTTGTGAATGTTAATTTGTCTGTCTGAGTCTTAATATTTAAAAGAGTTGCTTCTGTAGAAGCACCTGATGGTAACGGTAATGCTAAAGCTGAAATAGGTATTGCGGTTTGATCTGAGGCTAACACGACAGGTTGTGACGATGCCATTACTGCCTGTCCTAAAGCCGGAATCTTAGCACTCATAGCTAACAAAGTTGCTTCTGTAGCTACTGTGCTTAAAGCCACGTCTAAAGATGTATCTATATTCGATAGTGACAAATTACCTGCTGTCTGTAATGCAGAAGTAGAAGCACCTGTGGGTAATGGTAAAGCAGAAACTGAAACTGGTTGTGTTACATTTGAACCATCAACTTCTAGTCTTCCAGACGTTGAAAGTAGGCGTTCCCAAGTAGCACCATCCCAACCGTAATTAAGTCCTGCGTTTAGTCCTACAGTTTGAGCACCTGCAATAGAACCGTCGTCGGTATCTGTTGGGCTAGACACTCCTCCGGTAATATTAACGTCTAAAGAATTTGCGGTAAATGTAAGTTTATCTGTCTGTGCTTTTATTAAAGATAGTGTGGCCTCTTTAGCTACCGTTGAAAGATTAACGTCAAAAGCAGTATCAATATTTGAAAGTGAAAGATTGCCAGCCGTTTGAAGGGATGATGTGGAAGCCCCCAAAGGTAATGGTAATGAAGCAACCGAAATTGGTAATGCAGATTGATCGGAAGCTAATACAACGGGAACTGATCCCACCATTGCTTTCTGACCAAGGCTATTAAATTTTGCACTCAAAGATGCTAAAGTAGCTTCTGTGGCTCTTGTAGATAAAAGAACATCTAATTGAGTAGACAATGTGGAATCCACACTAGCCAAAGTTGACTGTGTAGCCACGGTACTCAAATTAACATCAAAAGCTGTATCAATATTAGAAAGGGATAAGTTTCCGGCAGTTTGAAGTGCTGATGTAGACGCACCTGTAGGTAAAGGTAAAGCTGATACTGAAACAGGTTGAGTTACATTAGACCCATCTACTTCAAGTCTTCCACTTGTGGATAATACTCTTTCCCAAGTGACTCCGTTGTATCCGTAAGTAAGTCCAATTCCTAAATTAGCTGACTGTCCTCCGGCTACAGAATCATCGTCTGTATCAGTTGGTCCTGAAGAAGACCCACTAGCGATATTGACATCCAAAGCACCAGAGGTTGATCCAACTCGTTCCCAAGTGGCACCATTCCATCCGTAGTTAAGTCCTATATTTAAAGAGGCTAGTTGTGCACCTGCAACAGAGCCGTCATCAGTATCGGTAGGACCACTTGATGATCCTCCGGTAATATTAACATCTAAAGAATTAACTGTGAATGTTAATTTATCTGTTTGATTTTTTATGTTTAAAAGGGTAGCTTCTGTGGATGCACCGGAAGGTAAAGGTAAGGCTAACGCCGAAATAGGCTGAGTGACTTCGGAACCGTCAACTAAAAGTCTGTTTGCTGATTGATGTAATCTTTCCCAATTTGCTGATCCATCATATCCGTAAAGTAAATTCATTCCTAACTGTAATCCAGCTTGATTTGCAGCAATAGAATTATCGTCTGCATCTTTTACAAGGCCACTTGCAATGTTTATGTCAAGAGCACTTCCTGTGGCGGTTATATCTGTTCCATCTCCAGCATGTAACCGAGACTCAACACGCATTTCATGATCTGCACTTACAAATACACGGTCATCTGTGTCATGGTTCTTTATTTCGACGGCACCAATTTGAAGATCACCTGGTTCTAATACAATAGTTCCACCAAGCATGATTTCGCCAGTATTTGATACTTTAATGGGTATAAACTTATTATCGGGTGTAACCCCGTACATTACCGCATTAGGATCTTGCGAGTTAAGGGTTAATCGATCTTTTTTTATACCAAATTCAGGATTTCTTATATTTGCCATAGAGTTATACTCCGTTAATTCTAATTAAATTGTTATTAAGCGTCAGACCACAAAGACATGATTACTTCTCCGCTTGATGGTGGAGTTACATCAGACCTTATTTGTACAGCACTACCAGAAGGAACGGCTACTCCTGTGTATTCCTGTACTTCTCCACTTCCCAAGTAAAAGCTGTCTGTTACACCATCCAATGAAATTATAATTGGTTGATCTGTGTTATTTCTAACTTGCAGAATATTTCTAAAATCGGTAGCTACAATTTGTGCACCAACTCCATAAGCTGCTGGAACGGCACCAAATGCGACTCTAACAAGAGATTCTTGACCACCAGAACTAACCAATTCAGCACTCATAATATTGGCTATTGATATTTTTACAATGGCTGTAGGTTTAATATTTAATTCAAAATCTGTTAAATTTGGATCGGTGGTATCTTTTATAACATCAACTCGATAGATTTCGACACGCTCGGCTGTCTTACTAACAACAATGGCAACATAACTTCTGCCGTGTTCTAAATAGTAGGTTGTTCCTGCTAAAGCGGTTCTTTTGGCTTTCCAATCAGTATAAGACAGTATGTAAGTGGGATATGACATAAGTTTCCTCCATTAAAATTCCGACAAATGAAAAATTATTGTATTTTTTATGTGTGAATCAAGTTGATCTTGTTTTAGGAGTTCCGTTAAGAGACTCTTGTTTTTTGACTGTTTTGCAAAACTTGTTTTTTTGAAATAACTTAATTTTGAAAAATCTTCGACAGTTTCAATCGTATTGAAATTCACGTCTTTATCATCAACAAATTGTATCTCTTCCGGCTTTGATTGAGGAATTTCTTTAGGTGGTTCTGTCTTTAAATCTAGTTTTTCTTCCTCAATGGAAGGTAATTTTTGAACTGGTGGTATATGAGTCTTTTTATGTTTTCTCTTTCTCTTTTGTTGCTCGTAATCGCTGTATTCAACTTTAACAGCGTTTCCCTCAATATAGTTTTTTAGACTTCCAGTTAAGAGAGATTTCTTAATATCTAACGAATTAAATAGTTCAACAGGGACGAGTTCTCCTTGTTTTACTTTAAGCTCATATTGTAATCCAGATGAATATGTGACTAACAAATCGGGAAAAATTAATCCATCATGTGATCCAAAAACGCAAACACGATATCTTGGCATATGTTGTCCTCTTTTCTTGTCTGTGCTATCAAAAGAACTCAATTAAAGTTACAGTATAAATTTAATAAAATTCTTATAATAGAGGGTGGTGTGGGGATAAAACCCACACCACCCCATTCCGAACACTAATTCTTAGGTAATATTGATTTTCACAATACCCTTCGCATAACGAATCAAGAATCCAATGTCTTCCCAAATGGCGAAGATATCTGCCATCTGATTAACGTCCTTCATGGTTTCAACTGATACGTCTGTACGAACTGCCAAAACTCCGAGATACTCTGCTGGAGCAAGCACGAACACTTTATTGGTAGGTACAATTACGGACTCAAGAACTTCTGTTCCCCAAATGTTACCGACCTTTCCGGCTTTCAATGCTTGTTCTTGGAAGTTAGGAGCGAAAATTCCCGCACCCGTTGATGCAAAACCTCCAACGTTGAACAACATAAGATCCTTCGTTCTGAACGGATTCAGATAGATCTTAGATGCTGTCAAGAGTTTGGATCGAAGTGTTACAATGGCTTCTACCAGGATTTCCTGGCTCAAACGAGACGAACTTGAAAGCACTTCTGGGTTATTTACATCAGCAGAAGTTCCGGCAAGTGATCTTGTAGGGTTCTGATTGGTCAAGCCAGAGGCGAAATCAATCAGGTTGTAACCTTTGGTATCTTCCTGCAACATGATAGAGGCTTTCGCTCTCTCCTGAGTACGATTCAGAATGTCATACTTTCTGAAATTCGACTCATTCCAACGAATCATGGGGCGGGTAGCAATTGGGGAGGTTTCAACACGGATACGATCTGCAACGACCTGTTGTTCTGCTGGCAATCCATTGATACCGATTGCTGCTGCAGGAACGTCCAAGTCTGCGTCAAATACCGCTTCCTCTCCTAATGCAAGTTTGTACGTCTGGAAGAGCTGACGAATCCGACCTTCATACAGAAGATCTCTTTTCAGGGGTGAGAGCATTTGCTGTGCTACTTTGCTCATTCCACCTGGAGATTGCATCAGTCTTGTGAGTTTCTGCTCGATCTCTGATGCGGTCAACTTACGTCCCGCTTCCACAGTCAAGCTTTCTTTTGCTTCGTTCATTATATAATTCTCCTTAATTTTAAATCTAGTTACAAAGTGTAATCTAGTGTACTTCTAATTTTGAATCGAATTAAACGTTAAATTTAACTCGAAGACGAGTGACAGGGGCACCTGCGAAATCAATGACGATTCCGATCAGTTGGCGACCACCACCTACAACAGACGTTACCAAACCATTCTCTTTCGCATAAACGGGCCGATTAAGAACATAGGTATCTGCTGGTTCATAGGGTGCACCACGACCATCATCAAACAATTCCAATTCAGAACCGTTTGTAAACGCACTTACCAGACCACCACGGGCATAGTCCGTGTAGTTCAGTCCCTCACCAACTACGTTACCATCTGCGGGTGCAAATGGGAGTAGGGCGGTTGACTGTGCAGCGATTCCGTGAGGAACGTCTGCGAAAGTTGCGTCATCATATGCTTTCACTTCGCTTGCAGAAGCAAGAACAACAGGCATACCAGCAATGATGTCTGGAGCTGCTGTAGCCTTTTTCTTACCCTCTGTACGATTGTTTTCTCTAATAACTCTTACTGCCATAATTATAATCTCCTTAGATTTTATTTAATAATATCTAGTAGATTTTTCCTCGTCTTGTCTCAATCTTTTTCTTTTCTTAGAATTACACTTACTACTAAAAAGTGGTTCCACAGTTTCTTCTTATCTTTTTTACTTTTGCGTGGATCAAATCTGAGTATCTTACTACGATAAATCTTTGCTTATTTACCCATTACCCATAGAATCGAAAATTGATCCAATATCCGAATCCGTGTTTGATGGTTTATATCCCAAATGAAGCGGGGATGTTAATTTGTTACTTTTTGCTTCTTTTTTAATCGAAACGTTATCTACGCTTGCTTTGAAATTCTTTAATGACTTATCATCCATTGCAATTAACAACTTAATTTGTGTGTCAATTACTTTCTTCATAGCAGCTTCTCTTGCGTCAAGTAAAGCAGAACCTTTCTTAAGTTCTACCTCTACGTCTGCTTCTTTAAAATTAATCATGTCCTTATCAATCATAGATTCAACAATGTGTTTGCACCGTTCCATACGTTCATTAACTGCCTTTGCAAACAAGCTTGATTGATCTTTAGTTGCTGTTTTTACAACCTTAGATTTCTTAGAAGCTACAAAAGGATCAACAACTTCTTCCTTAACTTCTTCAATAGCTTCT